TAGTGTGGTCCTTCCTTTTGCTGATAGGGCCATTTCGATTTCAGAAGTTCTTGAAATGCAAGGACGTATGCAACAAAGTGCCGAATCTCAAAGCCAACTAGTAGCAAAACTGAAACTTGAGTTGAAGGAGTTGAAAGAATGAATACTCGATGTCCTTATTGTGGTGCTCCGGCAGAATGGGATGAAAGCAAATGATCTACTCCTGTTCTCTATGTGCGTACTATACGACTTCCCAGTATGCTTTGGATAAGCATTGGGCTTCACACCTACCTATACCGGACTGATTAGACTACTGAACCCCAGGAGCCCGCACCCATGAGAATTTGCTTGTTAAGATTAGGATGTGCTCCGGGAATTCCAGCAACGGCTGCTTGGTATGCTCTGGTCTCGTCCAGACCCCCTTCCCATCTGTCTTGAGGATCGACAATAGCCAGGAGAGGAGCCCCGATCAGAACTCCTTTGGCTACGGCGAACAAGAATCCCCATCTATACCCTATTCCAAACGCAGCCGCCCATACTGCTCCCTCGGGGATATTGGTTGGATCGAGAGCAGCAACAGCAGCGTATTCGAACATCGCCCTGGTGAATCCCTCAATCGGCATTTCCTTAATTGGCTTCCCTGGATAATTAGTAGTCATTGAACCTGCGCCGAAAGAAGTAATTCGAGATCCCTTCCAATCGACTGGAAACGACGAGGCTGTTGAAATAAGACCTGGTACCAAAGGTTGACTCATCACCCAGAGCCAGGCGTCGTCCTCGAGTTTCTTTTTCTTAGCCATCAGACATCCGCCTGGTCTTGGAGGACATACGATCTACGAAGTCGCTCCATCCAGACTAAATCCTTCTCTCTTGCAGTGGTGGCGGCGATTACAAGGTTGGTAGGGTAGATATCGAGATCACCTGCTACACCAGCGGTACTGAATACAATAATCCTAGTCCAGTGGAGTTTGTCTGTTGCGACTGCATCGCCTGATCCGAAGGTGGCCGTGTCAGTAGTGACATAGGTAAGGGGGATTGTTGCATTGGTAGCGTAGGTTCTGGACTGGCCGTAAACGACTTCCATCAAATCCAATTTGGTTTGAGGACCCAAGAATCCTGGAACCATTGGAAAATACTGTATCTCGGAGAGTTGAATCCTCCTGGTGGAGATGATATCGTATTCCCAAACTATTGGAAAGTCGGCTGCGCCACCCGTTGTAGAACTTAATGGAGTCCTCATCTTCTGGATGTCAACTCCCTGGATGAATGTAGTGAGTTCTTCCTTAGACCATCCGGCGAGGTCAATATACTCCCGATAGACTACAGCCGCTGAACCAATCCCTTGTACAACGGCCTCCCAACCATTAGTTGGTGTTACAGACTCAAGGAAGCCTGATCCATCAACCGTGATCGCAATGTCCGAGCCCGGAATCTGTTTGGTTAATTGGTGGGGTGTGATATCTGTAGGCATCTACTTCATCCTCTTTACTTTTGCATGGGCTTTCTTAGCCAGGGTAGCGAACGGTGTTCGAGGGTGCTTCTTCTTGAGTGCCTTGTACGCCTTCGCATACTTCTTGTTGTATGCTGAAGCCTTTCGCTTGACCTTGCCACCTACTGTCTTAGCGGTTCTACCTGCTCGGCGGATACCACCTCGCACCAGGGGGCGACATGCTCGCTCAGCAAATGCAGCAGCAAGAAGTGGATCAACTCCCTTCTCTTCGAGAGCCTTCTGGGCTAATCCGCAAAGAGCCACGGCTGCCGAGTCGGTGAGAGCGTCCATCAGGAGCCCTCAGTTGTCAGCCGCCGTCGATTGAATCGCAATGGCCATCCAGTCCTTGGTGGCCAATTTGACAATTCGTGCCTTTATTCGAGCCGTGCAATATAGGATTCCCGAACCAACTGCCGACTTATCGTTTCCGATGACCATGTAGAGTTGATCATTAACTACCATTCGACTCTCATCCAACTTCCCGAAGTTGTCTGGATAGAAGTCAGCGTTAGAAGTAGCGAGTCCAGCACTGAAGTCAATGCTCATCGATGCAGATGCTACCAGGTTGTTATCATCTGCTCGAAGAAACACACCACCAGGATTCAAGTCAGAGATTTGCACACCAAGAGATCCATCACCAGCAAGAAAGTTAGCCAGGGCGCCTCCGAAGTCAGAATCCCTTTGCCAGATGAAATCAACCTGTTCGATAGCCAGGGCTTGTTGGTCCCCAACATCCACATATGCTCCTAAGTCAATTGTCCCTGTTGCTCTTGATCCATTCGCAGCATTTGCCGCCAAAGTCACATTCTCAGTTAACCAAAAACTGCTGGTCTTGCTTGTTGCCATATCTCCGCTGATGCGTGGGCGGTGTAAATAGTTCACTATCCCCTTACGTGTCTCGTTGTACGCAACGCATAAGGGCAGTCCCCTGCCTGCGATGCAGGCGAGGGTGCCAGTGCGCACTACAGCGTTGCTCGTGAAATTGAATGTAAATGAAGGACTGCGCTGCTGAAAAAAGAGTCCATAGTAACATTAATAGGAAGAATACGGGTCTCGGCTAATATGCCAGTGGTGTCAGTAAGCCTTAGTGAGATCGGATATGATGGATACAAGAGCATCCCAATGGGGTTACGGAGTAAACTTGTAGACAAGTTATTGAGAGAATATGCCTTGAAGAGTCATAGTGTGGTCCTTCCTTTTGCTGATAGGGCCATTTCGATTTCAGAAGTTCTTGAAATGCAAGGACGTATGCAACAAAGTGCCGAATCTCAAAGCCAACTAGTAGCAAAACTGAAACTTGAGTTGAAGGAGTTGAAAGAATGAAT